GTGCTATCTGGCTGGTGCTCGCGGCGTTGATACGACCTTCCATACGGCTACTACTTGGACAGGACGCGCTAATAATGCTCTTGTAGCCCCTGATGCGACGCATCAGATGTACGCTGGCGATGCCACTAGCAAAGCCGATCTTGACGCGAATGATAAACTTGCGCTGGTCGACATTGAGAAGTTTATTGCGATCGCCGAGACTGTCGACCCGATGATTCAGCCTTTTAATATTAATGGCACCAAGAAATATGTATGCCTGATGCACACCTTCCAGGCGTATCAGCTTCGTACCTCCACTACGACCAATGACTGGCTAGATATTACTAAAGCAGCCACCGGTGCTCAGGGTGAAGGATCGCGGCTATATAAAAACAGTCTTGGTGAGTACGCAGATGTTATCCTGCACAAACACCGTAACGTGATTCGCTTTAACGATTACGGCGCACCTGATGGCTCTAGCCCTGGTGCTCTTCCTGCGGCTCGCGCTCTGTTCCTCGGTGCTCAGGCTGGTCTTATGGCTTATGGTCAGGATTCCGGTCCCACGCGTTATTCTTGGAATGAAGAGAAAGACGACCGTGGCAACGCTCTGGCTATTACGGCTGGCACGATCTTCGGCATCAAGCGTACTATTTTTAATAGCAAGTCCTTTGGCTGTGTAGCCTTGGACTCTTATGCACTTGACCCCAACGCGTAAACCTCCGCGCGTTGCTCCCAGCGGGTGCCATGTGGCGGCGTGGCACCCGCGCCTAACAAAGGACTTTATATGATTAATGTTGTGTACCCGTTCATTAAATCAAAGTGGGATGAGATAAGATACTCCCTTCGTTCGCTCGAAGAGCACTTTGAAGGCGAGATCAAGCCATTCCTTATAAGTGACTATATACCAGGATGGGCGCACAACATTAATCACATAAAGAGTGAACGTCACGCGAATCCTTATTTGGACACAGCAGCCAAGTTAGAACTTTGTGCGAATGAACTTGAAGACTTTATTTGGATGAATGACGATACATTCTTTTTAAAGCCAACTACTTTGGCAGATATTAGGACTCCTAAAGCTTTATCTGCATTTCCGAGTTTTAATATGCCGACTCCGTGGTCATCACGTGTTCAAGAGGCAACTGTTCAGCTTAGCAAAGCTTTTCCTCAGCGAACACTTTACAATTATGGAACGCACGCGCCTTATTATTACGAGTCCAAAAAATTAAAAGAACTCGCAAGGATGTTTCCGATTTTTACGGGTTTTGCCTCAATTGAGCTGTTGTACTTTAATTCATTTATTGATGGTGAGCCTGAGTATCCTGATGAAGTGCTTTATATGACAACTACTCAGACTTATAAAGTCAAAAGTACTCATCGGTATATCAATTGTAATGATAACGGACTTACAGATAATTTAAAGAATTACTTGCAAAGACGTTATGCTAAACTTAGTAAATATGAGATTCCTGGAGAAGAAGATACGACTGAAGTCATCGAGCCAACTTATGAAGGAATCAATATGATTCCCGTCATTTATAAGGGTAAAAAGAAAAACTATAAGTTCGGTGAATTTGATTTCTCTTCTGGAAGAGCAAACGTTCCTGAGTTCTACGCTAAGTTTATACTTTCCGCCTATCCTCAAAGCTTCATGAGAGGTTAACAATGCCGACTTTGTCTGAGATACGAAATAGAATAACGGGTATAATTCAGGACGAGCGATACGGCCCTGAGGATATAGATTCTTATATTAACGAGGGAATTGATACCATAGCTCAGCTTGTGCTGCTTCCTGCCCTCGAGTCCTCAGGGTCAGTCGTCACAGAAGCTGATGTTCCTATCGTTGCAATTCCTGTGAGTTGGAACTATGACCGCAATCTATATTCAGTAGTGTCCACAAATACTGAAGATGACATAAAGATATATTCTTCACTCGCTTTGCTACTGCGAGACTATCCTGACTACGCGGTATCTCTAGAAAGCGGTGATGTTGAGGCAATTACAATACGCGCGGGCTCTCTTATTTATTATCCTATTCCAACGACGGTAGACACTTTAGTCTGCGGGTTTTATCAGAAGCCGACTCATCTCTCTTTGGACGGAGATACTCCTTCTTGTATTCCAGACTTTCTTCAGTATAAGCTTCTGGTATCTTTTGTCTGCAAAGAAATTTATGCCCTGATCGAAGACGGAGTCGATGGAGTAAAAGTTAACACTGATAAGCACTTGATGATGTTCGAGCAAGGAATTGCACAGCTCTCATCTTTGATGCTTGAAGGTAAATCGCGACCTGAGCCGCACAGACATGACTACAGGATTTAGCTATGCCAATGCCTGAGATAAGAGTATCCTCATTCACAGGAATGAATAACATAAAAGCCAAAGATAACTTCTGGTCAAACGCCGAGGCTCGTCTGGCTGAACCAAGACTTGTCGTGAATGCCGATGTTTCTTTCTCAGGTAATATAAGAAAACGTTCCGGTGAAACCTTATTCTTGACCCTAGCCGGAGCTCACTCATTATGGGCTGGAACTTCTTGTATGCTGGTCGCAGCAGCAGGAAAACTGTACCGCATTGAGGGGAAAGTGTTAAAAGAAGTTACTGATATATCAGGACCTGAAGACACTTTAAGTTATGAAGAAGTTGATGATAAAGTTTATATTTCAAATCCTTGGTGGAATATAGTATATTCTCCAGGAACCGATACAGTAACAGACTGGGGAATAGCATTACCCAACGGCCCGGTTTTAGTTCAAGCAGCAGGCGCAATGCCCGTAGGAACTTATCATGTCACTATGACTAACATGGTTAATGACGATATCTCTGGTAATGGGCCAATAACAAGTATAGAGTTGACAGTTGAAGGTGGCATTCAAATCCTCAATCGACCAGCCGGAGCGCTTGTGTGGGTAACCGATGAAAATGAAGGAATCTTTTATTTAGCCGGTGCGGTAGATATGATCACGAGTATTCCTTCAGTTGAGCCTTTACCGACTTTCTTGTGTAATCCACCACCTAATATGTCTCATCTTTGTTTTGCTTTTGGTCGTATGTGGGGAGCGTCTGGGTCAACAGTTTATTACAGTGAGCCTTTTGAGACTTCTTGGTTTAAGTCTTCACAGAACAAGTTTGAGTTTGACGACGAAGTAACTTTAATTGCAAGAGTATCCACTGGTATGTTCTTTGGTCTTCGTAGTAAAACGATATTTATGCTGGGTAATGAGCCTGAGCAGATGCAAGAGCAAGCAGCTGGTGCGGGTTCAATTCCAGGAACCCTGGTTTATGCTAACAACCTTCCTGAGCTTGGTGATGTCTTAGGGACTCCTGAAAAAGGTTTTGTGACAGTGCCTGTTTGGCGAACGAGCGAAGGCATAGTGGCCGGTAATGTAATGGGTAGGCTTTACAATCTTACTAAGCATAAATTAAGAATGGGCGTACCTGAGCGCGGCGCGTCTTTATACAGAAGCTACGAAGGCCTTTTTCAGTTTCTTACAAGTTCTAAACTCAGTCAAGGCCATAGCGGGACTGGTGCCGAAGATACAGACACAACCAACGCTTTTAAGAATAGCGGAATAATTCCATCTGACAAGGCACGAAAAGAAACTATTAGTAAAACAGGTTTTACAGATGAAGCTATCTGTGAAGTTTATAGAAACGGTGTTTTAATTCCATAAGGAGAAATCATGAGAATACATCAGGTAAATCCGATCGTAGAACCTTTTTTGGACGATCGTGATATTGTTTATGCGGCTAAACACGCTCTAGAGGCTAAGTTTAAGTTTACAGGCTTTGTGACTCTCGAGCATTTTCGTAATCAAGAGCTTATTCACAAAGAGTCTGGCTTTAACACATTTACGACTGAAGGCATGGCCTACATGCTAAATGTCATGTTTAAAGACGCTACTCGACCTTCAGCTCAATATGTGGGTATCTTTAAGAATAATATATCTCCTGCAAATGCTAATACTGCGGCTGTTCATTTGGGCGCTGCTGGTACTTATGGCGAATGTCAAGATGCTGATTATACGCCGGCTACAAACCGACCTGCGTACACAGCAGCTACGACTACTACAGCGTCTATTACTAATGCAGCGAATAAAGCAGAGTTTACGATCGCCCAGGATATCTCTCCTGGCATTTATGGAGCTTTTATTACGACTACCCAACCTAAGATAGATGCCACCGGAAAGCTTATGTGTGCTAAGAAGTTTTCCGCGGTTCGCCCAGTTTTGACGGCGGACGTGCTTGCCATCACGTACGTCATTTCGTGCACCTCCTCATAACCCCTAACCTAGCCCCGCTTCGGCGGGGCTAAAAAGAGTATTTATGCCCAAAAAGAATTTTGAGACAGTCGGCGTTCTTCAAAGATTCACCTATGTAAAAGGTGTCATAAAAGAACGTATCTTACAAGGAGACTCAGAACACGCTGAGTCCGAATGGGATACTTGTACTGTTGAGATTAAAGGGCATGAGCATGCTGGAGTTCCTATTTTCTATAACTGCGACAGAAAAGAGGGTGACCCAGAGATAGAGATACTTGACAATGGCTCACTTAAAAACGCAGCGTCTGCATTTCTTGTAGATGATGAAGTTGTGGCACTACAAGATTTAAAAGATAATACGTATGTCGTGATTTCGCACGTAGGCGAGAAACGAAAATGTCATGCTATTTGGGAGCCGTGGGGCGGGGTGCTGACGAAGAATCATAATTGGATTATTGTAAACAACGCTCTACCTTGCTCAGTATCTACTGACCCAATATATAACACCTACTACTATGTAAGCATACCAAGTACAGGGTTTACGTCTCGTTGGCAATCACACTTAGTAAAGTGGGGTGATATTAGTGATCCTGGCTACGGTTCCCATCCTTCAACTCCTTCAGATATACCTTTTGACGGTATAACTTTTAGTAACTGCAAGGT